GAGAGCATCTAGGCCCCGTTGGTCGACCTGAGCATTTTGCCACTCCACAGCCTTCTGTGGTTGTAGTTCATACTGAGCCTGAAGCTGCCCGTTCTGCCCTAGCGCCGTGACATAGCCAGGGCGAGTAGGAGCGCCGTCACGGCTCTGAAGATTCCTTAGAGCCGAATCAATCTGGGCATTCTTGTCCTTGGTCCCCATGATTTGTTGGGTGATGGGATCTTTGCCAAATTGCCCGGGAGACATTGCAGCAAGCCAGCCCTTGGGGTCAAACAGCGGATCTTGTGCTTGCTGCGGGTTTTGCGCCGACATAGCCGCTTCCTGCGATAGAGTAAAAGGATTGTTAAAGAACCCAGCCATTAGATCACCCCCGCGTCATCGAAATCATCGTAAAATTCTGTATCCATCTCTACATGGTCCTGCTCGTCATCGACCATGTTGGTGAGCGTCTCCACCATCAACTTTTTCATCGCTTCCAGATCCGCCATGGCTTTCATCACGTTCGGATTGCCTTCCTTCTCATAGCAGCGGACTTTCACCTGCTGCATGATCACGTTTGCGAATTCTGGGATGTCGCACACGTCAGCATCCAGAGTCAGCACCTTGGCGTTCCGAATATACCAGAGCTTGCCGTAGGCGCCAGTTTCAGCGGGTGTTGGATAAAACCGAATCTTATAGCCCGTAGCAGTCGTATTCATCGGGATATAACGCAGGTCATCGTCCGATTGAATATCTGGGATATCGTGAATGCGCTTTATCTTCCTGATCATGTATTTGCGGGTACCGTTCTCATAAAAGAACCCACGCACCTTTTGTGCATAGATATCGCTCGGCCAGGCGTAGTCCTGCGTGCCATTCACAAGCGAGATCGTCGCCGTGGTCAGGAAGTAGTCCTCGTAAAGGGTGTGGATCACGGCCTCAACATCGTCGATGGCTTCGTTAAAATAACCGAGCAGCTCATCGTCCGTTACAAAATCTTCGTCCTGAAGATCCAGGTCCGTTTGAACCTTTTCCTTCATTTCTGCGTACGTCCAGCTCCTCATTAGAGATTCCCCTCCCGGTAACTCCCAATAAAAGCCCTGACCGTACAAGCCCCCGTGACGGTCACGTCTAGGAATTCATCATCAAACTCTGTGTAGTTCCAACTCAGTGTACCATCACCTATGAGTGAGGTTTGAATGATATCTTTGGGCGTAAACCCTAGATGATGCTTAAATCTTAGATTCGTTGCGGCCTTCGTAAACTCACGTTCCAGGTGCTTAAATTCACCTTTGAGGATAGCGAATTTCTGAAGTTCATCACGGATCAGCTGAAACGCCTCACGCACGGCTGCGTCACTGATGGCGTCGACTTTCAAGCTCTGGAGGCTCACGCGTTACCCCCATCCTGAGTGGGCTGGTACCGACTCTGCGTGTCGGACATATAGGCGTACATGATCGAATAATCGAGCGGGTTTAAGATATCGCCCTTCCTATATCCACGCATAATCCACTTCACGGTTGCGCCAGAGGCTGAGTCGTTGAGCGCGTCGCTGAATTTAATCACGGAATCGGACGTGCGTTCGGTGATCTCAAAATCCTGGGTGTAGTCATCTGTTTCAAAACTGATGTAATACCCCACGAGATTCGACGGCCACTCCTTGGTTGGAGCTGATTCAAGCGTCACGGTCTTTCCAACCGCATCCACCGTGCCCGTGCCAAAAGTGTCTGAGTTCGTGATGATTGTGAATGCGTTTGTGATCTGGATCTGTTTATACGAGCAACGGAGACCACCCGCAGGGAATCTCCGCATAATTGAAATCGTCTCGTCCTCGTTCCAAACCAGAGTGGGGTCTCCCCAGACGAGCGTCTCGTCTCCCCACACGATGTTTGAGAGGACGCGCGCCTCTTTTAGCTCGGCTGGATTTTCTGAGTCATCGTTATAGGAGTTGATCGCAAACGAAACGTTCGACACGTTCCGGGCGTTGAGCGTCATCTTAGGCACCCATTTGCGGACATCCCCACGGCCAAAATCAAATCCCGCAGAAAAGTAGTCGTAAATGATGGCTTGTGTGACCCAGCTCGATGGCACTGAAGAGGTGCTCACCACGGGGTCGGTTAGGAACTCATTAGAATGAGTAAAAAGGTAACCTCTGCGGTCACTACGATAGACAGTATTGCTATAATAAAGGAGAGCTGTTGGCGCAAAACTCAGTCCCCCAGAAAGTGTGGTGAACGGAGTGTCTGGTTTAATGCCGTAATTAAGATCAGCCACATAACAAGCATCATTATCGGCAGAACCACTATCAACCTGAACAGCCCACCACACACGGTTAAGAAGAGCTTCATACATGCCATAGATGTTTCCCCGCTGCGTTGCTGTGGAGACGAGAGTTTTATAAGTGTTGTTGAATTCTCTTGAGATCTTTATGACCTGATAACCATCGGTGTAATAGAAACCATCCTGTCCAGCAAAGAAAATACCGTCTCTTGTCTGTACGATGGAGAGATGATTGACGGCTCCCACGGTTCTGGAGATCTCGCGAGCATCGATTCCTCCTCGACCAGTGAGATCATACACGCCTTCAAGTCGGTAAATTCGGTTAGCGCAGAAGATGATGGGATAGATTCCAATTGAGCCTCCCCCAGTGATGGTATCTTCCAGATCCACGTAAAAAGAGGCCGGACAGGCGTCAATATCATACTGCACGCTCTGTCTGACGCGGTTGGGGTAAACAACCGAGCTTTCCTCAATATGCAGGTACCAGGCGCAGTTGTTGGCCACTGTGATGTGTTTGGCCTTAGGCGGCGGATCGTTGTCGAGCACTCCACCGTCCGTATAGAGTAGTGTCGATACCTCAAGCGTTGCGTCTGACATCGTGTCACTATAAGTTGTCGTCCCCAGGCTCACTTGACCCACGTAATAGAAGGTTTGACCATTGTCAGTCGTGCGATAGATCTTGACCTTGATATTGGCAGTGTCGTAATTCCCGGTCGCCCCGTTGGTGAAAGTGGGGATGCTCGTGATCGAGATAGCCGTTACATCCGGCTTATCCACGTTGGATACTTCAAGCTCCTTTGTGGGGCCAAAGTCCTCAAACGTCAAAGATCCGATCGTATACGAATTGTAGTACACAAAGCGGTAAATGTAGTTATGGGCTCCACTGTCCGTGAGGGTGACTGATGTTGTTGCAGCGCCATGAGTGCGAAGATCGTTAATGTGAGTGTAGAACTTGGTTTTCAAGTCCTCCAAGCGCTCCAGACACTCGGCCATAGTCGTGGGAGCAACAAGGCTTTCTAGGGAATGATCGTAATCCTCAGCGGCTGCGTGATACGACCAGCTTGCCGATTTCTCAGAATCTTTTTCGTGAGCATTAAAATCAATGAGTAACTCAGTTACAAGCGTAATCAGGGAAGTGAGATCGGTTGCGTTTGCAGCACTGATTGTATTGGTCCCGTCAGCCCCCGTAGTGTGAGCCCCCGTTGACGCAATGTGGGTACCGTATTTTGATTTGATGTCGTTTGCCAGGGCCAGAATCTTTGTGATTCCACCCGAGGCCGCAGGTGTCGTCGCCAGGGCAGGGAGGCCTGCGTTTCTCACACGAAACGTGCCGCCTGAATCCTTAAAGATCTTCATCGGAAGTCCAGATGCGTCATTCGTCAGTAGGATGTGCTTATTCCAAAACGCATAAGAAGAGCGCGAAGTCGACGTGCCCGCAGCCAAGGCAGGGTTAGAGCTGGGACCGACAAGCTCAGCATAGCCCGAGCTGTTGTAATAGAGATTTCGGCCAACGTTTTCAAAGATCACATCCTCATAGGCAAAAGTGAGCCCCACACGGGGGTTTGTGACCGTGTAGCCAGGCAGATAGTTTGTCGTTGAAACAAGCTCGCTCCCATAGCGCGTGATGAGCTTCCGCTCATCGGTGATGAAAAAGTTGTCAGCCCTTCGATATTTATTCGCAGGCGCGGTCAGGTAATTATCCGTGATCCCGCCAGAGAAATCAGCAATCGTAAAGGGTTGGGCAACAAGAGAGCTATACATAGGTTGCCGTCAGCACCAAGGTATTGTCGTTTACATAAACGTAGTATTTATTGGCAGCCGATCCAAGCTTTACGGTAGGAAAGATCTGTTCCCCAGCCGCTGTCCGCAAACTAATCGTGTAGCCAGCAAAGGTAAGCCCCGCAGGCATGATCACTTCTTGACGGTAAGTTCCGCCGCCCTGGTCAACCCAGTCACCTGACGCAATGGTGGTGGTTTGCTTGGTGATCGACGTGAGCGGCAGCAGTGACGAGTCAGTCCCATCATGGTCATGGGCGTCCAGGCGTGTGAAGTTGTCCTCAAGATTTGGGAACCAAACACTTCCCAAATCCCCAGTCTCAGGCCTTTTCAAGCCATAGGTTAGAGTCGTCGACATTAGGGGCCCCCTCCCGGATCTTTAGGTAATTCTACAGCGAAAAGTTTCGCACGGGCAGCTTTAAAATCCTGATAAATCCGACCGGCTGAGCCCTGCTGGGCAGCCATGGCGTCCACAAACTCAAGGAACCTGCGTTTAGCATCCTGGTTCGCTTGCATCCGGTCCAGCCCCACTCCCACAAGTTTCAACACCCAAGGCATGAGTAAAGCCCACATCATCTAGTCCTCCCGGAGTAAAATCCCCTCAAACCCAAGTGTCGTAAGCCTGTGCGTGCGCCTTGCGCCTGTTTTTTCGCGAAAAACAATCGCACACTGGTGCTTTTGGATGGGGAACACATAAGTTTTGTGGTCGGCTGGCTCAGGCAGGCGACAATTCTCTCTGTTCACGGCTTGGTCGACTTCGGAGTCAAAAACGATCGCCTGAATGAGATCGGCACGACTTTGACAGACCGAAACCCCGTTCGTTTTAGACTGCGAACCATTACATTTGAGCGTGGCAGGGAGCGTGTTTTCTAGGTCCTCGAAATCAACCAGGCCCCAGGAGTGGCGCCCACGCTTCTTCTCATATCCACCGAGATGAACCTGACAGCCAGCGTCCTCAAGACCCTGGACAGGGATCAGGCTATAGGTGAACTTGCGACCCAGCTTTTCTGCGGAAAACTCACGGTGACAAGTCTCCAGGGTAAAAAGATCTAGTTCCCCTTTGCTTTCACCCTGAATTTTGTAAAAGGCCGATAGCGGTACAACGAGCGCGCCTGTTCCCTTGACTCCGTTTACGTCAAGCGCCATGTCACGCTTGTAAAACACCTCAGGCGACAACTTCTGATCGATCCCAGACGCACAGCTAAGCAAAAAACAAAGCCCCACCAGGGGGAGACCCTTGGGGACCTTAAGCTTGATTGAGTCGTGCGTGAAGAATCTAAGGCCCATGTTCACCAGGCACACCACTGCAAGCGCTTGCTTTGGGTGCGTCATCACCCAGGCGTCTAACCAAGGCCATAGGGGGAGCAGCATAAAAATGCTGTTCACCCCTAGGGTCTTGGACTTTCTCGCGGGCTTGATAATCACGCTGCTGGCTTTGGGGCTTCAGGAGCCGCCTTTTTCTTCGATACCGCTTCAGCGATATCGGCGCCTGCCAGGGCGAACGCTTTCACAAACGCTGCCATATCTTCTTTCATCTCAGCTGGGATCTTCTCCACGCCCTGGACGCCAACCGAGACCGCCGCAAATTCTTCGGCAATCACCTGGGTGATCGGCTTTTTCGCCAGGAGCGCAACCACCACAGCCTTGACGGCCTGGGCCAGCTCATGAGCTTCCTTCGATACTTTTACAGTGACATCTACAGTGGACATTGATTCCCCCTTTAGGAAAGTTGTCTGAGTCGCCTCAGCTCGATATAGACCTTGTCAACGTAGCGTTGATTTCGGTACATGCCAGAGCTATCTTTTCTGGCAGCTCCTGCATTGTAGGCTGAAATAATGTTACTCTCGTTGTCCTCGCCATAACGCTCCACGAACCGGCGTAGGTGCCGAGCACCTGCCTCCAGCCCCTTGGGAGCGATGCAAAGGGTTTCGAGATGTCCGATAAACCCCTGCTCGCGAGCCACGGCACCCATCACTTGGCAAAGACCCCAACTTGTTTTCTGGTTTCGCTCTTCCACCAGGGGGTCAATCTCAAACTTGCTTGCACAGTCGCGGTAGAAATAAAGGTATTTGTACTCAGGCTCATAGCGCCTGGACAGAGGATTCCAGCTACTCTCCACATGGATGATGGCGCGAAAAAGCTCTGAGTTCACCCCAAAGCGGTCAGCCATCTCATCAGCCATACTTTGGAGTTTTCTAATTGCCTCGTTCGATTCCAAGCTTTCCCTCAATCTTTGCTAGTTTCTCTAAGATGAGCTGCGTGTCTTTGGCATACTGCTCTTGCCTCGCCTCCACGCGCTCAAGCGTCTTTTCGTGGGCCGCCACTGCGTTATAAACCGTCGTCAGCCACATGATCCCGCCAGCAAGCGTAATACAAAGTGATATGGGTAAAAACGTATTCTCAGTAATGGATCTCACTTTTTCAGCCATCCTATGCCACTTGCCCGGAGACATCCTCCCCAGGCTCTCCTTCCGTGTAGCATCCATTTTACACCTAAATTATTTAACCATCCCACCCAGAAATAGGAATCCATACGTGGAAGCTATACTCACTTGTAGCTTGGTTCATCGGAGAGGCCCCTGAAGCACCGACAACTGATCCAGCGGCAGTCTTTAGGGCAATAACTAATGACCCATCCTGAGTAGTGATGTAAGCAAAATTCGCAACGGTGGTGCTCCCGTCGCCATTTGTCCCAAACCCAACATGGGTCATTGCTCCAGCTCCATC